CGCGAATATCACTGATGCACAGGCCGAGGAGTTTTTAGACCATTTTTACCAGCAGTCCGGTACGTTCGAATCTTTTCTGTTTGTCGACGGGGACGATGGGGCTAAAGCAGGCTGGGCAGGAACTAGCAATGCACTAGGGGCGGAGTTTTACGACAGCAAGTGGAGATATGAAAGTGCGCCGCAGCTACAGTCGGTTTATCCAGGCGTGTCCACAGTCACTGTGAATTTAATCGCAGCGACCAAAACCACCCAATCTGCGGTCTGCGACGACTCATGACTTTTTACTCAGGCCAGAACGGGCGACTGATAATTGATGATGTTACCGCTGCCAAGGTGACGAACTGGTCAATCAGCACGTCGATGAGTCCGCTGGCGACCACGACCCTTGAGGATACGGATCAGACTTTTATTGACGGCCTGCGCACCACCACAGGTAGTTGTCGCCTCTTTTACTACGACGACACCAGCAGCTCACCGCGAAGTAATAGTGCAAAAACGCTGATCGAGAATTTGATCAAAACCAGAAACGCTGGAACAACAGGCCAAGCGACCCCATCCGCGCCATTGATTTTTAAGCTGCAAGTTGTGGAAGGAACGAACACCACTCGTGAGATCAAGGTCGAAGCATTGCTAACCAGTGCCTCAATGGCGATGGGTGTAGGCGAAGTTTTAGCCGCTGATGTCTCGTTCCAGTGCAATGGGGCTGCTCTTGCTGTTTCCTTATGAGCGTTTATCTCGGCAATTCAGGCGGCGTCGAGATCCGCAGGACTGGTGAGCCTTATGGGTGTGTGCTGCAAGCCAGCGATGTCAACGTAGACGAGCGCCGTTTCAGCATCGATTTTGATCCCGACTTCAGCGGACCTCGCCCATCCCCCTTAATTACTGGCGATGAAGTCCAGATCACCACTGAGAACGGGACTACAGACCTAGAGCTAGTGAGTGGATCGAATGATCCAAGCATCACCCGCTGGATTCATGTTGATGAAGTCGGCGGAATCAGGCTGTATGACTCCTACGCACAAGCTGTCGATGGTAAAAAGGCCAATGCCATTGAGCTGGTAGATCCTTCTGCTGATCAGGATGTCGTTATTGATGTCGTAAATATCAAATACAACTGCGTCGCACAGATGCGCAGCTGGGAGCTAACAACTCAACGAGAAACAGTCGATACCAGCATTCTTGGTGAAGAGTACAGGCAGTTTTATGACCAAGGGATGATCTCTGGCCAGGGAACGATAAATGCAATTTGGGATTACAAGTTCACTCCATGCACAGACGACTTTGACGATGAAGCGGAGCTAGCCAACTACTTTTCTCAGTTGGTCATCAGATTCCGCGAAGGCAGCAAGTTCAAAGGTGTTTTTACTATCCACTGCGGAGAATCTGACTCTGTTTGGTACGAGTGTGACTGCATTTGCACAAGTGTTGGCATGAATTTTTCGCCAGGGCAAGTGATTGACTCGACGATCCAGTTCATCACTACTGGCCAGGTGT